GGATATTGGCGTACCTGGGCCTACAATCTCTTTCAATCAGGGGCGGCGAACTTTCGCGACCGATTTCACCCCACTGTCTACGTTGACCCCTCAACCACTCGCACAACCGCTCTTGAGTCAACCAGCACCAATCAACCCGACGCAACCGTTGTCAAAGGCAAATAAAATGTCTATCATATCCACATTCGAAAAAGACGGCAAGAAGCTTCTCTCCGTCCTCGAAATTGCAGGTCGCGATGCCGATAAGGGCCTCGCATTAGTCGCGAAGTATCTGCCCGAAGCGGCCACCCTGGCTGAACTGATCTTCCCCGCCGACTCTGCCGCTATCAAGGCTGGCACCTCGGTCGCGATCAACATCACCGCCGTCGTTCAGAACACGGTCATCGAAGTTGAAGCCAAGTCCAAGCTCATCCCCGCTGGACTCACCGGCCTCCAGAAGTCTGCGGACGTTCTCACCATCGTCTCCCAGGCTGTCCTGGCCAACCTCAAGTCGCTCGGCTACTCGGCTGACTCCAACACCGTCCAATCAATCATCAACGCCGTTGTGGCCATCCTGAACATCCCCTCGGTGGCTGCATAATGGGCGCGCCCATCTACGTCTCCCCTGACTCAGCAAAGTTCGCCGTGACGACCCAGGAGTCCACTCGACTACTGGCCGCGCTCGAATCGAACACTGAACTCAGCAACAAGCAACTCGGTGTACTCGTCGGCTCCTTCACGGCCGAGAACATCGACTTCAGCTACACCTATGATGGCTCACAGTTTCTCATCGTGACCATCACCGGCAAACATGGCCTGCATAAGTTCGCGCCGAACGACACCATCTTCGACAACGTGAACGATCTCATCGCCAAGTCTGTCGCGTAACACCAGACGCCGGGGCTAGACCCTAAGAAACTGCATCGTTCGACTTCGGTCGAGAGAAGTCACACCGCGCAAGCGACGACCAGTTGATCCCTAGTGATTTAGACAAGAGCAGCTTTATCCTGACGACGGGTCCGGGATATTGCTTCCTAAAACTTCACTGTATAGACGGCATCTTGTCTAAAAACAGAACCCGTCACACATCTAACTTTTTTATTGGCTCTTAGCTCAAACGGCAGAGTGCGCGGCTGTTAACCGCGTCGTTCTTGGTTCGAATCCAAGAGAGCCAGCCAAATACATGAACCTTTGAGGGGCAGCGTGCCACACACATTTGACACACCGGAGCGGTGGAAATACACACCGTCTGCCCCACTCGGTCCACCCACGCCATTTTGGCTTGAACCCACATACTTAGACGAACCTGAAGGTATTTATGCCGGTCGAGGCAAGTGTAGCGGAAAGACAAAAAGAGCTTAGGTACCGCGCGCGCACAGATCTCATGTGGCTCGCTCGCGAAATCCTGGGCTACGAAGACCTAGTGGATAGAGTCCACCAACCGGTCGCCAACCACTTCTACCAGATGAAGCCCGGCACACCAATTGCCGACTTATCAGATGAGAAAGGCATGTCGCTATATGATCCCCGCGGACACTTCAAGACCACCCTCGCCATTGCATCGGCAGTCCAGTGGCTCCTCAACTACCCTAACATTCGGCTCTTTTTTGGGGCTGGTAAGTTGGATCGCGCCTCGGATTCCCTTGTTGCAGTCAAATCCCACTTTCAGCACAACCCCAAGCTCCGACGGCTCTTCCCCGAGTTTTGTCCTCCTCCAAACAAAGATTGGGGAACGACAACTGAATTTACTCTGCCCAATCGAACTAAAGTCCTCGTAGACGCTTCGTGCGTGGCCTTCTCAATGGACTCCATCAAGGCAGGTCCACACTGCGATGTCATGTTCATTGACGATGCTGTCCATGCCGACAACATCCGCACCCCCGAACTTCTTCAGAACGTCATCGACCGATTCATCTTCATGCGCTCCATCGTGGAGCCCTACGGATACATTCATGTCATCGGGACACCTTACAGCGATTCGGACCTCTACGCATGGTTGGAAGATCCAGAGAACGGCGCATGGATTCGCAAATTCCGACGCCCCGCCTGGGTCATCACTAACCCCGCTTATGTTAAAGGAACGCCTCTATCAGCAAGCGATGTCACCTTGCTATTCCCAGAGCGTTTCACGTTCGACTTCCTCAACTCAATCCGCAAGCAAGACGAATTCATCTTCAATTGCCAATACCTGCTCGACCCCACACCCGTCGACACCGCAACCTTCACCGACGAACTGATCGAATCCCACCACATGCCCCATATGCACATCCCGAAAAACGGGAGCGTGTTTCAAACGTGGGATCTCGGCTTCAGTGAAAAGAAGCGCGCAGACTTCACCGCTGGCATCACCGGAATGTATGACACGAAGGGCAATCTATTCGTCTTGGATGTTGTTGCTGGCCGATATTCGCCACATGCTCTGGTACAGATCATTGCTGCCCAGGCGCTCAAGTGGCGGCCTAGGCAAGTGGGCATCGAAAATGCAGGCGGCTCTAAACTCCTAGCCCCGGCGCTCGACAACCTACAGCGCACCATCGGCAAGCGGTTCAACATCATCTGGATGCCAACCAATCCGTTCAAGAGCAAAGAGGAACGCATCCTCTCTCTTCAACCTTTGATGGCCCAGCACAAACTCTATTTCTCGACTGCCATCCCACCTAGCGTATGGATCGAACTGAAGAAACAATTCCTCAAGTTCCCGCGCTTCTCACACGATGACATACCGGACGCGATCTCCATGCTCCTCTTCTTCGCGACGATGGTAGACATCATACCTGACTCGCAAGAGGAAGACGACGAGATCACTTCGGTCTTCTTCAACGCAGACGACGACAACCTACTTGGCGCTGGAATTACCGGCTAGCCACACTGCCCCAAAAGGGTTCACAAGGATAGCTTAATGGCGCTTCTCGAAGACTTGGTTCCGCGCAATACCTTCCAAAACGGCGAAGCGTTCCAACTGATTACGGAACCCAGTGAACTACAGCTGGACCTCACCAAACCCGATAAGGATTTGACGGCGCTCAAAATAGTCTTGCAGGACCGCGCTCAGGCTGAGACGTGGCTCCAAACTCAAGGATGGCTCCTACAGTGGCAGATGGAGGAACGTCTCTATCTGTTTAAGGTGCCCGTCCGCATGTGGGATGGAACCAACATCCCGCGTTCGCATCTCGGAATGCCGCTCGTCTATGAGCATGTCGAATCGGTCCTGCCTCAACTTATGCAGGGCCTCTTCGCAGACGATCCACCGTTCATGTCGAAGCCCAAACCCAACACACCAATGGATGCGGCGCGCGCGAACGATCAACTCCTGACTTACGAAATGAAGCAGGCCGACGTTCGTGAGCAGTACCGGTTGGGATTGAAATCCGCCCTCTTGCACGGCGCAGGCATCTGGAAGATCGGATGGGAAACTTACGAGACTACGCGCCGCACCTACATCAATGAAGCCCCCTATCAATGGCATGGGCTCAGAGATGGCGGCGGCGTTCGCATCAAACCGAAGACGAAGAAGAAAGCGGTTGACGTAAAAATCAAAGTCAATCGGCCAACTTTGGAATGGGTCAACAACAAATATGTGCTCGTCGACCCAGGCTTGACCGGCCCCGACATTCGCAAGGGCAAGTTCGTCATCCACATCAATTACATGACGCCGCTCGACCTCGACAAACTTCGTGGCTACGAAGGCTACGATATACCTTCGCTCGAAGATTTGATCAAGCTCAAGTTCCCACCCGAAGAAGTCCCTCGTCAGAATCCGCTCGAACAGCCGAAGTTGGATCTCTTTCAGGAGTTTCAACCACAACCGCGCCATTGGAACTCCACGCATGATAAACGCAATCAGCCTCTCGAAGTCATGGAGTATTGGACGAACGATAGGGTGTACACTGTCCTTCAGTCGAAAACTATCATTCGCAATGAGCCAAATCCGTTGGGGTTTATTCCATTTCTCTCAGTCACCCAGGCGGATGTTCTGGGCTCATTCTGGGGCATCGGCTTTGGGATGCTTATCGGCAACGAACAAAGGATGCAGCAAGGAGTCATCAACACTTTTCTAGATGATCTCTCGCTGAACTTGAACGGCATGTTTCAACGTGTGCGCGGCTCGAACGTCCAAACTCAACAGCTGCGGATGCGACCGGGCGGTATCATTGATTCAGACACCCCCGAAGGTGTTACCGTTATGAAACGGAACCCGATCCCCATTGCTGAAACCCAAGCCGTTCTCTCTGCATCAGATAGTCGCGCTGCTCGTAGAACTGCTGCCAACGAAAGTGCGGTACAGGGTTCTATGCCGTCTGATAAGTCATCTATCACGCGCACAGCAACAGGTGTTAATAGTTTGGCTTCAGGCACCGGAACACGCCTACAGTCTATTATTGAACAATTCTCATACCAAGTGTTCGTCCCAATGCTTGACGCCTTTCACAAAATGAACGGCCTCTTCATGGAAGCAGACGACATAGATCGCATCCTGACTCAAGAACTCGGCATAGCATACCAGGGCGACACGCTCGACCTCATCAATGCGCAAGTCGATTTCGAAATGCTCGCCGGTTCACGCCTGCAAGCCAAGACTGCGATGAAACAGAACCTACCTCTCTTCTACCAGTTCCTCTTGACTCAACCCGTCATAGATTCGCTGGCCCAGGAAGGCAAGAAGGTGAACGTCTCCGAACTCGTCAAGATGAGCTTCGACGTATCCGGCTGGCCCAACATGTCCTCTGTCATCGTCAATAAGACGCCGCAGGACATCGCGGCCGACCAACAGAAAGCCCAAGCCGCACAACAGCAGCAACAAGCTCAGATGACTCACGAAGCTCAAATGGAGCAAGTCAAGACTGAGAACAAGGGCCAACTACTCGACCGTGCCTCAATCGATAAGGCCGGAGAACTCTTCTTCAAACACATCTTCGAACACGACGACCAGATCGCAACAGGAGATCAATAAGTGAACTTGGATCAGACCAAGCAAGCGGAAATAATGGCGGCCTTCGAGAAAGCCAACAAACTCTACCAACTCGTCAATGCGCCGGGTTGGTCAGACGTTCTAGACATTCTCGAAGCCGAAGTCGTCAAGTACGAATTTCGTCTACTCTCGCTTCCCGCGGGATCGACGCGACAACTACTCGACGATACACACAGCCATGCGCGCGTTGCACGCTCAATCTTCGAGCAACTGCAACTCCGCATCCAAGCTGCCATAGACGTTGGAATAGAGGCTCAAGAAGCCGCCCAACAACTGTCGCAGCAGGCAAACTATTCAGGACTCTAACACGCTGCGGATTGCGGCGAAGGAAAGAGAAACATGGCACAAGATGATGGAAAAGGTGAGGCTAAGGTAGCAGCTGGCCTATCATTGTTCGACGACGAATTTACCGCTCAGGTTCCCACCACCGATGACAACTCCGAAGTTGTCACCGACGATGTAGATGACAACTCAGAAGTTGTCACTCCCGCCGCCACTACAAGAACCTCTGGGGGCAAGGTCACCCGCACCATTGACCTCGGTGACGGTTCCGGCAAGCAGGTCTTCACCGCTGACACCGCGGAAGAGTTACTCGACAAGCTGACCACCGCTCAAGAGAACGCCACGCGCAAGATACGCGAACAAGAGTTTGAACTGAAAAGAGAGAAGCGCGCCAAGCCTGATCGCTCAGCAGCGCCGGTCCTCGCCAAGAAAGAATTGACGGCGGATGAACTCTTTCAGATCGCCAATGAGCTCAGCACCAATCCGGCCGCCGCGATTGACAAAATCTTCACCGCGAAGACCGGTAAGTCCGCTACCGAAATCGGCAACTTCATCAATGACTTCATGGCCGCGCAGCAAGTGGCCCAGGCTGAAACTGCTTTCTTGATGAATCATCAGACCGATTACATCCCCTCCGCTCAGAATGCCGCGCGGATAGAAAAATTTCTGGCTGACGAGAAGCTGACGAAATCAGCATCCAATCTCGAATATGCCTTCCAAGAGTTGACAGAGAGCGGATTGCTCGATGTCGCCGTGGCCGACCCTAATGCGGTCACAGTAAAGCCACACACCCGCACCAAACCGATGTCGACGGGCATTCGTTCCAATCAGTCCAGCGCCACTAAGCCGGACTCCGCAGTGGAAGCGAAGCAAGCCGCGTCAGAATCGGAAGTCGAAGAGATCTATAAGCTACCATTAGAAGAGGCTCGTCAAAAGATGAACCGGCTAATGGCAAAAGCTAAGGCAGCTTCAGGTTCGAAGTAAGCAATTAATTTAGAGGTGAAGCAAAATGGCTTCTTTGAGCCCAGCTTCAGTAGTATCCACCACTTCTTCACTGACTCATCTAGCGACAATTTGGTACGACAAAGTTGCCGTCGAAAATCTGAAGGCTAATCTGCCCTTCCAGGCTGCGACCGAGAGACGTGTCCTACCTGAGCGCAGTGGCAAGACGATCCAAATGTTTGGATATCAGGTTCTCGGCGCAAACACCACGCCTGGGTCTGAAGGTCAGCCCGGCACCGGAATCGCGCCCACGACCGCAACGAACAAAACCAGCGTCAATCAATACTTCGATTACATGTCTTTCTCTGATCTTCTGATCGAGACTGCCATCGACCCGATTGTTGAGAACTCCGCTGGCGAAATGGGTTATCGCGCCGCTCTCACGGTGAACTCCCTGACCTCTTCGGCCTTCGAAGCCGCAGTGGCAGGCAACGTGAACATCGCCCTGGCAGACAACGAATTTTTCACCGCGTCCATCGCGCGTCAGGCAGTAATGAGCCTCCGCGGTCAGAACGCGAAGCCGAAGTCTGACGGCATGTTCTACGGTAAACTAGCAGCATAATGCCGTAGTAAAATTTGACTAAATCGGTGAAACTCTGATACACTCAGACAATACCGAGGTAAGATTGTGACAAATAATAAAGCTCATTGGTCGTATCTGGCCGCAATTATTGATGGTGAAGGCACCATTGCGATTAACAAACACAATAAACCCGACCGGTCTGATACCGCTCAGACATACGCAGTCGAGTTGACCGTCGTCAATACTGATAAACGCCTGATGGATTTTCTCATTAAGAACTTTGGCGGGCAGTATTATACACGACCTTCGCGCGATCCGCGACACAAACCATCAATGGCTTGGCGTCCGACCGGAGCGAAGAATCGCAAACAACTTTTGCTTGGTGTCCTGCCCTACATGATACTCAAGGCAGAGCAAGCAAAGTTAGCCCTTCTATATCTAGAGCTGCATTATACGAAAGACAACGCAACACGCGAGATTCTTTATCTCCAGTCGCGCGAACTCAATCGTAAAGGTCCAATTACCGTAACGACTAATACGTCAAACTCTGACTCACAATCAGAGAAGAGAGAGTCTGGTCTCATAGGCGACTATGAGAGCGATACTCAGGTGACTGAGATATCCTAAACACAAACAATTATCCATCCCTTCGTTTCATACGACCTGCTCAACGACAACACCGCTGGCGGCGTGATCGATCTGCTCAAGCATGTACAGAGCGGCGTATCCGAACTGAAGGCCGGTGTTCAAGGCTATCGCGTAATCGAACTGTCCGGCGTCCGCTACATCGAAACCACGACTGTTCCGACCTACGCGAACTATCCCTCGACCGGTAAGACTGGCTATGCGACCTACGTGGTCGGCATGAACGCCATCTTCTCCGTATCCCTGGGCGCGACCGCTGTGCCGAACGAGAACAACTTCCGCCTCATCACCCGCAACTGGGAACCCAGTTCGTCTGATCCGGCCGGCGTTGTTGGGGCATCCATTGCGTACAACTTCAAGTACGCCGTCCTCGCCCGTCCGAACGCTGTACCGACCTTCCGGCGCGTACAGAGCGAAGCCAGCATCTCGTAATTCATCATGCTAACCACCACAACCAAGCAACTCAAAAGAATTTCGCTTAAAGAGGGCTTAGCGGGACTGAAGGAGGATACCAATCAGCAACTTGATCGGTATCGTCTTTCAGATCACGCTGAACTCAAGAACACCTCGAAGCGTACCGGCCAGATGCTCTACCACACTGACCTTATCCGGCGCATCGAGAAACTCACCCACAAACGGGTCTGGGCAGAAGATTCGATCAATGACTCCGCGGTCTGCGGCTTCTACACACAACACAACGGTGCAAAGAAGTTTATATGCGCGTTCGACAAAGGCCCACTGCCCGAGTTTTCGCACATTACTACAGACGAGCGAGATCTGCCAATCAAGGAGAAGCGCGGTTGGCGCACGGTTCTGACTCGGCTTATGCAAGCCCAGGTCATAACGTGGCCGCAGGTTAAGTATGGTTTCGGAGACGGGCTCGATCATGCCGCATCCGACCGCTGGACTTTCAATACGCGCGAAGCACGCGCTAAGTAAGGATCTCTCACTATGGCTATACCTCGCTCTACAGCGAACTCGGCCCCAGCACCTAGCGCAGTTGCTAATTTCACGTTCGCTAACGTGACGTTCACTGCCGTAACCACGCTGGCGACTGTGGAAACTGTTCTCAACCTCCCGCGTACCTTCAAACCGCAGAAAGCTATTCAAGTGGTTATTCAAGGGCTCGGAACGGGATTAACTATGGGTTCCTGCTATGTGGCGGGCAATGCCCCCAGCTGCTCGGGCTGTTCCCCGAATACCTATCAGTTGCATATCCCGATCACCAACACGACTGCCGGAACTCTGACTCCGACCGCGCAAAAAATCTTCGTCACACAGGACTAATCACTATGAGCAACACTAACACCGATCAGCGCATCGTTCAGGGTTCCGTAGCTCCCATCACGGCTCCGACGGCTGCGACCATCACGTACTTCCAGTTCGCCGCTGGCGCGCAGGAATCGCGGACAGGCACCGTTAAGCTGTCCATCCCTGGTCAGTACAAGGCCAAGTATCAGGAAGTTCTCGTTCGCGTCTATGGTAACTCCAAGCTCGCGACCGTTGGCTCCCAGGCTCTGACCGTCACCCTCAATGCAGTCAACACTGCTGGAACCGTAACCGTCATTGCGACGACCGGTGCCGTAGCAGCCGCAACTCAGGCGGGTGCAGTAAACGGCTGGTACCTCGAAACGAAGATCCTCTTTGACACCACGACCAGTGCGGTTCTGGCTGGCGAGTTTCAGGGCGTCTCCGTATCCGGTGCGGGTCAGGCTCTCGTAGCCCGGACGATCCTCACCGCTCAGCCCGGCTTCTCGCAGACCGCCATCACTGGCGTAGGCGCACCTGAAGGCTTCGACGAAACACAGTACTTCGAAGTTGCCATCACGCAGGCGCAGACCGACGCGACTGCCGTTCACAACTTGCTCGAACTCTCGGCAGAGGTAATCTAAGCACATCATGGCGACTCAGCATACAGACGAACCGAAATTGAACATCACCATGTCCGATCTAAAGGACATGATGGCCGCACTCGTCGCGGAGATGAAGAAGCCCCACGTTGATCCTGACATCGTAGCACGCAACGAAGCCACTAAGGTTCGTATGCGTGCTCAGCGTGAGGAATCAGAACGTGACCTCGAAGCAATTCAGAATAGTTGCTCGCACCTTCGCGAAGACAACTCTTCCCGCATTGCATGGCAAGAGCAATTCATCCGCGCAACCAAGTTGTACGTGATCGACGGCTTCTGCCAAAATTGTAACAAACACTTCCATCCGAACATGAAGGACCCGTCCGAATATGCGAAGTGGCTCAAAATCCCAACTGGTAAGGTAGGTCTGATCTACTAATGGCATCCACGCGCACATTACAGCAAGTCGTACAATGGGCCATGACGTTCACCCAGATGACTCCCATCATCGGTGTCGCGGGCTTCAACGAAGAACCCGCTTTGACGATCTGCAACAACGTAATGCAGCGCATGATTGCCAAGCCTTATAATTGGAAATTCAACTCGGTGGACGCCCCTCTCTTCTACACAGTGGCGTCCTCTGGGCTCGGTACAACTCCCTGCCCCAATCCAACACCATCGTGCCCAACTCCCTGTTCCGGCACAAGCTGCATACCCACGCAAGACTACCAGCAATCCTTGACCGACATTGCCTGGCTCGAAGCCGCGTGGCGCATCGATACTCTTTCCACTGCAACACCGCAGCCACTCGACAACCTCGAAGTGGTTCGCGTCATCCGTCCAACATCCCAGACTGACAATCCAATGAAGATTGCCTGGATGTATGAGAACAACGACGGTGGCATATTCCGCATGTGGCCGATGCCCTCGATCTCCAAACAGTGGCAGATCGGCGTCACATACCAGAAGAAAGTTCCAATCATGACTGGGCTCCAGCAAACTTGGTATCCGTTCCCTGACGAGATGGGTTGGGTTTACAACCTCGGCTTTATGGCCGAAGCATACCGTCACGCAAACGATCCACGCTTCGCTGAAGCCGACCGAATCTTCGAAGCCGCGATGGCGAAAGAACTTGGCCATCTCGATTCAGAAGGCAACGCTGAAGGATTCCAGCCTGACAGCGGACTCTTCCTCGGGTGATCAACACCGTCGCATCCCGCGGCCATTGGGGCCGCTGCCGACTTCGCTACCACAACCTCCCTTCGTCTCACCGCATCAAGAGAAATCACAACCTATACGTTTAAGAAAATTGCTCTCGCGTGTTTGCTTTTCGCTACACCGTTGTTTGCCCAGATCGACATCACCATCGGTACCCCCGAACCCAACTGCACATACGGCTACTTTGACTATGCGCCGTACGCTTGCGCACCGTATGGTTATTATGGACCCGAATTTTTCGTCAATGGCCGTTACCACCCGCGTCATGCTTGGGGCCGCAACAATAACTACCGTGGAAAGTCGAACGGATATCACCAATCGCGCCAACCATCGCATGACTCAAAGCCCCGTAGCAACGAAAGGCCCCGCTAAATGATTATCCTTTTAGTCGTCCTGCTACTCCTCTTTGGCTTCGGTGGTTATCACATGGGGCCTGGACTTGGCTACTATGGAGGTGGTGGACTGGGCTTAGTCGTCCTGATCATCCTCCTCTTCCTGCTATTCCGCTAAACCCATGAACCTTCTAGGGGCAGCCGCGCCCAACTCCACTGCCCCGAAAGGGTTCTCACGTTATGCCGCAACAAGCCTCGCATCTTCCTTCGATCACGCGCTTCCTCGTTGGCCTAGTCACGAACCGCAACCCAGTTGACACGCCTTTCTCGCTCCAGGGCCTCAACACCATCCTGCACCATGACGTCCTCTCCGATGGACTCAACACCGAAGTCAGCCCCTACGATACCATGCAGCGTCGGCCGGGTTGGACATCATTTCTCACCGGCACGACCAAAGATGTGTTTCAGTACAAGGATCTCAATGGTAACATTTTTCTCCTTCGCGACACTGGCACTTCTCTTGTATCTGGCGCGACAACGCTCAAGACGAACTCAGCGGGTGCTGGTCTGTGGTCTCTTTCTGGCAGCGGTAATTTTCTGTATGGCACTAATGGTGTCGACCAAATTCGCGTCAATGATACTGGATCGGCATTGGGAACAGTATACGGCTGGGGTCAAGTTACGCCACAGACAGTCCCGACGCTTACCCTTTCCTCGCTCAATTATTTCGGTGCCGTAACCGGCTTCATCCCGACGGCCGACTTCGTTGGCGGCAACATTGTGGTTAGCGACCCAAACAATCAGCGCACCCTGACGATCACGATCAATGCCACGACGATCCACTTCAATGTCACATACACCGGCAACCAGATTTCGCAGAACCTGTCCTATACGACGGTCAACGTCCAAACCCAAACAGGCACCGCGCCGAATCAAACGGACACTAACGTCATCACTTCGACCAGCGGATACAAAGACCTCCTGACCTCAACTGGCACCACCAACGGTGTGATGCAGTACTATCCGAACACCGGCGTGTCCACGTTGGACTTCGATGTCTCCTATGGTGGCACGATCGCACTCTCCGCGCTCTCGACCATCATCAACACCCAGGCCGCAGTCAACTGGCCCGCGCTCCGCGTCAATGTCCCTCTATCGGCCGCGCTCAACTTGGTAGTCTTCACCACCACGACCATCGTGGCCGGACTCTATCATGCCCCAGGTCAGCCGCCATTCGCCGCGCAGACCGGCAATGCACTCAACTTTAAATTCGTCTCACCCTACGGCCAACCATTCGTAGGCAACCAGACGGTCTCATTCAACTCCGGTCTCTTCGACATCACCAATCCGCAGTACTCGCTCCTGGCATCAATCGGATCAGCGCCGCGGCTCTATCAGTACATCTCGCCCGCAGTGAACGTGACCGACACCTTCACCGGTCAGATCCAGTTGGATCTCGTCGGCGCATCAACCGTGACCAACACATTCAACTTCACGGCGCAAACCCTGAAGCAAATCGTCACAGCGATGGCCAGCGCGAGTTGGAACCCGATCTACGTTCAGACCGGCACCACATGCTACATCGTCCTCCGCAACTTCCAGGCGTCCACTCCGTCGACCACCCAGGACTCCGTTCTCACAATGGAGATCAATACCCTGGTGGACTTGGCAGATACCAATCTCAACTTTCAGAATTGGACCTACCTCGAATCGAACGACTGGGCTCAGCAACCGCAGCAAGGAGTGAACATAGCTTATGCCATTCGTGACGTCTTCTCTGGTGGTCTCTCCAATCTATCGCCGCCAGTTACCGTTGGCCCGCAGATCTACCCTGCTCGTTGGGGTGTATCCCTTAACCTTCCTTTCGCCGTCTACAACCCAGCCTTTCCGGCTCCTGCAAACGGAAACCAAAACATCGAAGTCTATCGCACAGTAGATGGCGGCAGCAGCTATTTGTATGAGCAGATCATGGCCTACGCCAACCTGACCACATACTCAACGTCATTCCTCATCACTGACAACGGACTCAATGAAGAACTCGTAGGACCAATCAATGAAGAAGCTGACCCCCCGCCAATTGGACTTCGTAATATTGTATCTCACACCGGTCGTAAGTTTGGTGTTGTTGATAATCGGGTTTACTATTCTGGTGGTCCTGACACAACGAACGGAAATGGTGATGAAGCTTGGCCCCCCGGCAACAACTTCGCATTCCCCGGCACGGTAACCGATATCAAGTCCATGTCCAGTGGTCTCATCGTAGGGCTCTCTGACGATCTCCACGTCATCACCGGCGTCGACTCGTCATCCTACTATGCGAAACCTTGGCTGGTCGGCTTCGGCATTACCAATCAAAATGCATGGGTACGCGATGGTGAAGGCCTTTACGTTTACACGGTTAAGCAGCAGCTTCACTCACTGTTCCCCGGTGAGTCAAAAGAAATCGGCTTCGACATCGGAGATCTGTTCCTTGCTAACTTTCCCGCTGCTACCACATCACTCACCTTTCATCGCGGCTCGTCACTCGATACCGCGCTCTACGTATCGAATGGGACTAATACCATATTCCGCTATAACCCGGCGAAGCGCGCTTGGTCACCTAAGCAAACTCCTCTGGTCACGGCTGGCCGCGTCAAGTCGCTCGAAACCTCAGTCGGTGTCAATACCCTACTAAACTCCACCACAAGCGGAGTTTGGTCGCGCAGTCTAAACACCTTCTCTGACAACGGCGCACCATACGCAGCATTCTTCACCATCGGCGTCATCCAACTTGCGCCGCAAGGTCAGAAGGCAACAGTCAACAACATCGCCACGCAATCCGCGGCACTCGGCACGCTCCATCAGACTTGGCTTCTCTTCAATGAGATCAACGCGAACATCATACCGTTCACGCAACTGATGGCACCCGTCAATGATCCGCCCGATGCACCACCGTCACAGTCACTCTTCGCGAAACGTTGGTACACACAATCCACTCTCACCACATTCCCAACCGGTACCGGACTCGTGAACTTGGCCTCAATCAAGATCGTGTTCTCACCAACCGACATCGTGAAGAATGAAGTGTATGGAGTGTTCATGAGGGATGCAATCTAATGTCCGCACCAGACTCAACGCCCGTTCCAATCAAGATGCCAACCGTCGAGTCCTGGGACACCAACCCTCGTCTCTCAACAGGGCGCGCTAACAAGGCCGCAGGTATCGCCCCTCTTCAAACCAGTGAGCAGGGTATGCCGCGGCCTGTTACAAAACTCAGTGCCATATCCACCAAGCGTACATTCGGTGGCGCAACGATGGCACAAGTCCAGATCAATCACAAGATTCCTTCCTACGACACCACGTTCCATCACGCGAACGTTTGGGTCACCGGCCTAGCTGGCAACCCCAACCCGCAACTGATGTCGTCCTCTACAGCGAGCCCTCACACGCTGCTCCTGCCTTCAACCGGTGAGCAGGTGTCCCTGACCGTTCAGTCGGTGGGCAAGGATGGTTCGCTGCTTCCTCTCTCCTCATCACCATCAACACCGGTACAACTATGAATGATATTTGGATTCGTAAAGCAGAACAGCGTGACATTCCGCTGATCTCTCAATGGATGTCCGATCAAGCACAAAAGAACGACATTGGATTTGGCGCTGTCCTCGGATATCCGAACACCCAGGTCTACGTCGCTCACAAAGATAAGCCAGTCGCCTTCCTTCCTGTCCAGCTAACGATGACGCTCGAATCATTCGCGTTCGCGCCGGGCTCCACAGAAGTTCAGAAGGCGGCGGCAATCGCACAACTCATCAAGACGGCGGTCTTCATCGCGCGGGAGAAACAAATTGCTGAAATCTATTTCTACACAACCGACGACACCATCGCCGCTTTTGCTGCTCGCCATAAGTTCCGCGAAATGGGCCGTAGCTTCCGGCTCCGACTCAGCGATCTCGAACGCTCAGAATAAAGCCTCTCAGGAAGAGAAGAACGCAGCCAACGCCTCGACCAATCTCTCCAACACAATTTCCTCCAACATGAATCAAACGTTCGCCAACTCGCAGGCGATCCAGGGAGGACTCAATGCACAACTACAAACTCTCACCAATCAGGGCCTCGCTGGCAAGGGCTTTCAGAACGGCGAAGAGGCTAATCTTCGCTCCGACTCTGATGAGCAATCGGCGCAACAGAACGTTAAGGCTGAGGCTGCTCTCAACCAACGCAACGCAGGAGGCGAAGAAGGCGGCGCTGCAACATCCGGCGCAGTCGGCTCCAATGACGCCCTGCTCGCCAACGCCGCGGCCGCTCAGAACGCCTCTGCTCAGCGAAACATCACCGGGGAGAACGCAACACTTGCTCGTCAGAACGTCCAATCGGGACTATCGGGTCTCGGTTCGCTTTCTGGACAAGAAACCAGCCAAGCCGACTCCCTCGGTGGACAAGCGGTAGGCGCATCCGGCCAATCCTTCAAGGAACAGACGCAAGCCTACCAACCCTCGACGTTCTGGTCTGGCCTCGGCTCCTCTGTCCTGGGCATGGGACTCAACGCCATCGCGCCGGGCGCAGGCTCACTCGTGTCCGGCCTAACGACCGCGAACACTGGGGGACAGCCCACTTCGGCCTCGCAGCTTGCCGCCTATAACAATACACCTTGGACGTAAATCACTTTCCGAGGTAATTGGGAACGAAGTTCTCGATTTTGGCATTTCTAGCCCTCCCTATGTGTTAGTTTACAGAAAAACCTTCAGATTTTGCAACAAGGTACCTTCCACGTTTTCCTTGGTATAGTACCCCTTTAGAATCAACACCAATTTAGACCAAATTTTTGAGGTTCAAGTGATTCTCAATCGCCTAGAAGCCCTGGCAGACTCCATTGCCTCCTACAACCTGTCCCATGAACCAACCTCCGCGGCGTATCAAAACCGCAACCCTGGCCTGCTCCGCGCCATATCCCTGAAACACTCGCGCGACGAACACGGCCATCGACTATTCAACGCCTTCATAGACGGCTACCAAGCTCTCCTCTACGACCTCCGACTCAAAGCATCCGGCGAGTCCTTCGCCAAGCTGCCCGAACGCGCCACCATCAATGACCTCATGCGCTCATACGGACACACCGGCGCACTCGTCGGACAGCGCATCGCCAAGTTCATCACCAAGGCGCTCGGCACCGAAGTCCACGCAACAACCGAACTCAGTTTCTTTTTGGAGAAATAAATGCCTGACCCAAACGTCCCGCCGCAGTTCGCAGGAGCCGCGCAATCCGCGCTCGCCGGATTACCTGACGAGTCAGGGCCGCAGCAGGCTCCTCCATCTCCTGCACCCGTAGCACCCGCGCCACAGCCCACCTTCTTCGGTCGACTCCTTCAGGGCGCACTCAATGGCCTCGCCGGTGGACTCAAGCAAGGTCAGGAGAACATCGCCGGAGCCGGAACCACCGGCTTCACTCCTGGCGGCAACGGACTCGCCTACGCGCAACAGATGCAGAACCAGCAGGACGCGCAAGCACGCCAGCAGCAACAGGACAAGCAAGCGCAATCACAGCAAGACTTCGAGAACCAGTCCAAGCAATTCCAGATGGCGCAACAGCAGCAGATGCAGAAAGTCCAAACCGTCCAAGCCAAGCTCGCAGGTATCCAACTCGAACAAAACGTCCAGCACGCCGATCAAGAAGTCCAAGACAAATACTACGCAGGCATGGAGCAACACCGTCAGGACATCATTGATGCGGGCGGCAAAGAAGTCACGACCCTCAAGGTGGGTCAGGGCCAGGACATGAAGCAAGTGGGTGCCGACTATCTCAAGGAACATCCCGAAGTCCTGAATGATCCCGCGCATCAAATCACCTTCTCGCGTGACCCCGACGGCGAAACCGAGGTCCACATCCTCAAGGGCGACCCTAACGCGCCCGTAGACAACAAGCTCACGCAATCACGTCTCAAATCAGTCGGCTCCGACCTCACACTCCCCGACGGCCAAATGACCGCTCTACAGGCGTCCCATCTCGTCGGCCAAGAATCCTCCAAGGCTGCTGATCAACACCATCAAGTTCAGATGGAAAATCTGAAGGCCCAGAACGAATCCAAACTGGAATCGCAGCGTCAAGCCGGTCAGGTCAGTCTCGAAAAGATGAAGGAAGGCGCGGCCAACTTCAACGCAGATGGTGGCGACCCAACCAAACCTCTCGACTCCACGCTCGAAAGATTGGTGGACGCCGTTCACAATGGTGACGCCACTCCCGCTCAAGTCACAAAGGGTATGGGCACCAAAGCCGTCGCAGGCAACCGCGCCATGCAAGCACGCTACGAAGCCAAGTACATGGACCCAAAATCGCCTGACTACGATCCCCAGGCTCAATCCTGGCAAGGCGCAGAAGGAAACTACAAAGCTGCGTACAACGACAAGAACACGCAGAACGTTCAGAATGCTGGCACGCTACTTGGCACAGTCAATCCTAAAACGGGCGCAGTTGTTACTCGCGGTTCCGTTGCCGATATGAAAGCCAAGATGCAACATCTCCAGGCTGAACATCCTGAACTCTTCTCCAGTGGTCCAGTCGCTCGTGGAGTCGCCCACCTTGCAGGTATAGCGGGTAACTCAGTTGCCGAAGACATCATGGCTTCCGCTCCTGACATCGCACTCGACTACGCTAAATTCGCATCGGGCGGTAACCCATCGTCTGATGCACAATTCAAAGCAGTCATCAGTTCCATCCAGCGCGCCCGTACTCCCGAAGCCCTCAAAGCTGTATTCGATGGACTCGACGATATGGCGGGTCAGCGTATAGCAGGCTTCAAACAGAATCCAGCCCTTGCGCGTCGTCTCGCTAACATCAAAGACCCCGGCACAAACAACGACGTAAACAACACGCCGCTGAACGCCGGAACCTCTTCGGGGCAGAAGCGGGTCAGTATAGACAAAGCTCTCCAGCTTCCTGCATTCCAAGGCAAGTCACGCGCTGAAGTCCAAAAAGCTATCGAGGCTCAAGGTCACACAGCATACTAAAGGGGCATCATGGCCGACTACACACAGGCGCAAATCGAAGCACACGCGCGCCAGCAAATGACTAAAATGCCCCAGTTCTTGTTGAATGGGATTGACCCAAACAAAGTCAAATTTGTACGGGCCGGGGCTGCGAAGGGATTCAACAACGAGGACGCTGTCGCATCCATCAACACGGCTGATCCCTACACGGTCAACATTCATGACGTGGACCGCTTCATGCAACCAGGCGCGGCCAGTCAGACTATGGCGCATGAATTCTCTCACGTTCAACAGTCACGTAAGGCGGGTGGCATGAGCGCATTTGCTCCGCTACCGCGCGCCGGTATTGACCCCTACCAATATGATGAGAACAATGTCGGAGGACGCCACGCATCAAAGTACAACCCCGAACAGCTCGCGACCATAGCGCAGCACTACACCGCGGACATGAACAATCCGAATCTCTCTGACGCTGACCTAAAGGCATCCATCGCCAAGTATCAGCCTACCATGTCGCAGTTCGCGAATATGCGCGATGCAAACATCTCGAACGATCAATCTGGCCAAAGCATGACGATCCCCTATGTCACGCCCGGCACCATGAACACGACGCCGAACGCACCCGCACCCCCTGCGATTATGTCGGGCTTGCCG